GGCCGATAAACTCGCAGGCGCTAAACGGGCCACTTGGCTAACTGCCGCATTCAAGGCCGGTGTAAAGAGCACGGTGCTCGGTGAGTTAGGTAGTGTCGAACGTAACATATTCGAGACAACGTACGCCAAGACCCATTGGACGAAACTAGAACGTGCTCTCGCAGCCAAGACGACCGCCGAGGCTAAACTGCTGCCGAACGATGCGAAGCGTAAAGAGCGGTCGCTATTGAACGGTCAACGGCGAACGTATCTAGCACGGGCAATAGCGGACCTTAAGGTCCTAGAGGCTGGTGGCACGCTAGGTAGTCATGGCGGCAGCAGCAGCGGTAATAAGTACACGCCAATTGAGAAAGCGATGGCAGGCATTGTAGCTATCACCGAGGTGCTCGAGAAGGATGAGTCGAGTATGGCGCTGGCGCTTAGGAAGGCGATCACGAAGGTGCAGGATGCCTACACATCCAAGTATGAGCCTGCCAAGGCGGCATTCAAACAAGTGACCGGTGACGCGCGGCAGTATACGCCGACCATCTCACTATCTAAGAAAAAGAAGTAACCACCCGCTAGATCAAGGCAGCCCCTCGGGGCTGCTTTTTTTTCGCCTAAATTTCGTGATACCAGTGAAATGGTGGCGTGCTGCGGTATTCCCTAGCGGGCTGTGTGAGCCGAGTGATACCAGTGAAATGACGGCGTGCTGCGGAATTGCCTAGCCCGACACGCGAGCCGTTGCACAATCCTGTTTTCCGTTCGAGTCGAACGCATTTTGAGCGATACCAGTGAAATACTAGCGTGCTGCACGAGCCATTATCCGTTCGACTCGAACGCATTTCTAATGTTCCTAATGTTACTTTTGCTATTTTCGTAAGTGCTTGATTTTAAAGCTTTGTTCCTAAAGTTACTTTTTGCTTTTCGAGAATGTTACATTGTTGTTTTATGTTGTTTAGTTAAGTCTATGTCCGTGCGCTATTGTGGTATTGAGCTACTACTACTACTTATTTATTAATATTATATAGTGTTACAAAAATAAGAGGATTTCCCAGATTCCTGCGGGATTGCTTTGTGCTACTCCGTAGTCGCTGCACAAAAAGTTTGGGATTCCCAAAGTCCCCGCACCCTTTTTGCGATGGTACAAAAGGAACTTTTAGCACAATGCTTTTTTTCCTAAGCTAAATCAAGCACTTGCAACCCTTTGTATTGTACCATCCAAAAACACCCTTTTGTAACACTGCTTGCAAATCAATGACTTAGGCCAAAACCAAAAGTAACACTGCTTACAAATCAAGCACTTACACGATAGGCCACACAACAATAAACAACCAAATAGAACAATATGAAAAGCAATAAAAAAGCATATTATTCGCTTGACTCAGACCCCTATAGTTGCTATAATATGTTCTAGTAATTGATAAAGACAAACGAGCAAGTAACTGGGTTACACAAACGAGTTATTTGTATATTCAAGAATGCGTTCGATTCGAACGGAAAACAGGGGATGGACCATGAGACAAGATATGTGGGATTTGAGTGTTGTGTGTCGTGACGGCGATCGGGACTACATTGGCGTGTTCGACAGCAAGGCTGAAGCGGAGCAAGCGGGGCGTGAGGTAAAAGCACAATGCCGACACGTAGAGTACATTGATGTAGCACTCGCTACGTCATGGAGCAACAGCGGATTCATCGAGGGCTTAGACTAATGAAAATCAAGCAACTACTTAGTGAAGCAGAGTGTCAGAAGTGCGGCATTCTGTACGACAGCAAGCGTGAGCAAGCAGGGTATCCAACGTGCAAACTGTGCGGCGATGCCCAAGCAAAGCAAGTGCGGATGGGGTGGTGTGTTGCCCAAGAGTATAGCAAGGGTAACTACCAACTGATTACCAACCCCGAAACCCTGAAAGAAACCAACCCAAGGAGAACACTATGATGAAGAAAAGCAGAGAGCTATGTAAGAGAGAGTGGGTAGAGTGGGCGATCAAAAATGGTATTAACCTTACCAGAGAGGAGGTAGAAGCGGCGGTGCAAAAGTACAACGGCATCGTGTCTCAAAGCGTCCCTCTCAACGGCGGGTCGAGGCTCGAGCCAAACAACACAGGCCGCATGACCAAGTGGCGCACAGACGGGATCTATTTCCCACGCGACCTGAACATCCACGACCCCGACCACAAGTACAAGTGGGCAGAAGCAGAAGCCAAAGCACCCAAGTGGGTGTGGGCAATGCGGGTACTGGGCACTGTCGGTTTCTTTGTGGGTATTTATATGCTCACTTTACTCACGTTCTTATTTTAAGGGGTAATTGTTATGAGTAATTGGACAGGTTCCATGTTGGTAATGACCGCGCACCAATACGTTGTAGAAGCTGAGTCCTACGATGAGGCGCGAGAGAAGATTGTTGATTTGTTCGAGGAGGGCGTGGTGGCTGACCACACGCTCGATGTTGATTGCTATCCAGAGAACATACGCGAGGGGGACGAGAATATGGAGCGTTGGTGCCTTGCCGAAAGTAGGTTCGCTGCACTCCTGCATTGGGAGAGGATGTTTCGTAATCGCTTTGTAGACGATGCGCACGCCGACTTCATCGCAGATACCTTAACCCGAGCAAGAGAAAAACTAAGGGGGGACATGGTATGAGTAAAACAGAAGTTATCGACCTGCTAGAAGCAACGCGGCAGCGTATCGCCGAACAGGGACGCATAGTAGACAGCCGTCTACTGAGTAAGGAAAAGATGTTAGAGCAACTATTAATTAACTGGGAGGACGAGACATGAAAGACACTAACGACACAAGCACCCTCGACTGGGTGGACTTTGTAGGCGAGCCAGAATTGGTTACTGACGGTGAGCTGCTTATGCCTACATACGCTACACCAAACCCTGCGCTGAATGCGGCGCTAGTCCAGATCGTAAACGTAACACTGCAAGACCTTTTAGCAGAATATAACTAAGGAGAACGACCATGAACTACACACAAGAGCGAATGCCCGAAACACACATAGCAAGTCTAGCCACAAGCGCGAGCATGGTGGAGCTAACAATCGGCGTGCCGACCTTCCGCAAGAAAGACAAGAAGGTAGAAGCAGAGGCAGAAGTATCTAATGGCGCAGCGAAAGGCACGGTATCTGCGAGCAAGAAGACGATCATTAGTAAGAAGCACAAGGCTATCGAGAGTCTGCGCAATGCGATCCGTAACGACTACCACTACAAGAAGACAGCACCGTGGCTTGCGAGTGGTATACGACTGTTACCCAACGGGCTATTGATCGACTACCAGAACACGATGGCAGACTTCCAGAAAGAGTTCGAGCTATTGGTGGACGACTTCATGGATGACTATGCGTGGGAGATCGCAGAGGCACAGTTAAAGATGGGCAAACTGTTTGACCCTAAGCTGTACCCGCCGGTAGATGTAATGCGCAAGAAGTTTTATATGACCGTGCTTATCATACCCCTGCCTGACAGCGGCGACTTCAGGGTGGACATACCACAACAAGCACTCGAAGACACACGGCAGCAGTACGACTCGTTCTACAAGAGCCAGATAGTGGCTATCACGGAAGACATTATGCAAAAGCTGCACGCGCCGCTATCGAACATGTCAAACATGCTTGACTACGCAGCGGAAGATAAGCCAACAGGTTTTAGGGACACACTAGTACAGAACGTGCTCGAAGTAGTAGACGTGATGAAAACCTGCAACGTAGCACAAGACCCCAAGGTGGAGCAGATACGCCTAGAGTTACGTGATGCGCTAATGGGAGTGACACCCGATACCCTACGCAACAGCGAGACGCAGCGTGTAAACACCAAGGAGAAAGTGGATCGCATCATCGCATCACTACCATCGCTAGACATGTAACAGCAACAAACAGCACAATAGTTGACACAACACTAAGTAACTTACTATAATGTATATTCTTAACTAGGAGTAACACCATGAATGCAGCACTTAACGTAGGATCAAGCATTAACCAACTGGCCCGAGCTATTCACAAAGTAGGGCACAAACGCACAGTACTAGTTGAAGGGGACATGGGGTGGGGTAAGACTAGCCTACTCAAAATGTTGGCAGAGCTGTTGCCGACACACGTCCCCCTACACATGGACATGACAACGCTAGACATTGGCGACCTGTTCGTCCCGAACTTCAAATCAATCGAAGGTACAGGTGTGGTGTCGTTTGCACCGAACGAGCACTTGGGTCTTCACTTAGACAAACCCGTTATCCTAATGTTCGACGAGATTGGCAAGGCAAACCCCGCAGTAAAGAACGCAGCGATGCGCATAATACTAGAGCGCGAGATGAATGGACTGAAGTTACACCCCGACTCTATCGTGTTTGCCACAACGAACTTAGGAGCAGAGGGAGTAGGCGACCTGCTGCAAGCGCACCAACGCAATCGAATTACTGTAATGCGTATGCGTAAACCAACTGGCCCCGAGTGGGTGGAGTGGGCGATACAAGCAGGGTTAGACCTGAGTGTAATAGCTTGGGCGAACGACACCCCGCAGGTGTTCCACAACTTCTCTGACTACAAAGACCCAAAAGAAAACGCGATGATATATCACCCGCTTGCACCAGAACGCACAGCGTTTGCCACAGGTAGATCTATGGAGGCATCGTCTGACTGGATGAAAGAACGTGAATTCATGGACGACCAAACGCTTAGGGCAGCACTGACAGGTACGATAGGCGCAGAGGCATCAAGCAGCCTGTATACCTACTACAAGCTAGGCGAGGAGTTACCTAAACTTGAAGACATAAGGCTGAACCCACTGGAAGCGAAGATTCCAGCCAGCGCCGCAGCTCTCACTATGGTGGTGTTCAAAGCCCTGATATCAATGGACAACAAACTTATCCTGCCTTGGATGAAGTACATGCGTAGGCTCAACACCACAGCGCAGGGGTTGTTTGTTAACAACGCACGCAAAGATAAGTACAAGCAACGTGATTTGGTAGCCAACACCGAAGACTACAAGGTGTGGGCAAAAGAATTCGGTCACTTGTTCTCACAAGACAAATAGGGGGATACCGCTATGTTTATGATGAACCAATCGCTAAACGCAGAGCAGCGGATAGACAAAGCTGTTATTGCAATCATGGGGCATGACAAGTACATAGCCCTCAACGGTGTACTAATGATAGGCGACAGGAGTGTGGACGAGGAGGTTCCGACTGCCTGTACCAACGGTAGGGATGAGTTATACGGACGTGCTTTCGTAGATGACCTAACCGACCCTGAGTTACGTGGGCTTATCATGCACGAGAATGGGCACAAGATGACCCGAGACCTGACCACATGGCCCGAGCTATACAGACTAGACCCTGAGATAGCCAACGTAGCATGTGACCACGTTATCAACCTGCGCATACTTGAAGAAGATGCGGGGGAGGGGTTCATCCAGTTACCCGAAGGTGGGTGCTGTGACCATAGATTCAAAGGCATGAACCCCAACGAAGTGTTTCGAGTGCTGTACCAAGAGAAGCAAGACAACCCCGACCAAGACAACCAAGAAGGTGGCGGGCAGGGTGACGGTGGGCTAGACACACATGATTGGGAAGGTGCGCAAGCATTGTCCGAAGAGGAAGAAATCGCGCTATCAAACGAGATCGAAGATGCTATGCGGCAGGGGGCATTGGCAGCATCTAAGGTAGGTAGTGGTGGATCGAAGATGCTTAACGAACTACTAGCCCCACAAGTTGACTGGCGTGCCGCACTGCGGGAGTTCTTAACTACAACGTGTTCGGGTAAAGACTACTCAACGTGGGCTAGACCTAACCGTAGGTACATGTCATCGGGGTATTACATGCCTAGTGGTATAAGCGAGAAGGCAGGGGAACTTATCCTTGCGATAGATACGTCGGGCAGCATTGGGGCTAGCGAACTGTCAGTGTTCCTTAGTGAGATTAGGTCTATCGTGGATAACATTAACCCCGAATCCATACGCATACTGTACTGGGACACCAAGGTATGCGGGGACGAACTGTACGGTGGGACATCACCTACGCCTATGAACGCACTAACTAAATCAACCAAGCCCGCAGGTGGTGGGGGTACGATGGTTGAATGTGTTCCCTCTTATATACAAGAGAAGCAGCTTAACGCACAGGCAGTAATCGTGCTGACAGATGGATACCTCGGTGGTAGTTGGGGTACGTGGACACACCCTGTGTTGTGGTGTCTCTTAAACAACAGGCACGCAGTACCAAGTGTCGGAAGCAAGGTTAACGTAGATATATAAACATACTTAGGAGAATGATGATGAACTTCAACCAAAGTTTTTACTATTACGGGGAAAGTCGCCATAGCAGGTGGTTCCCTCAAGAAACAGATACGCTGCTCGAATCTAAAGACTTATGGCCCGAGCACGATCTTCTTTTTACGACTATGGAGAAGATAAAGAAAGGCAATCGGCTGATTAAGTTTTACATGAAAGACAGACACGGTGGTGTGTGGGTGAAACACCCAGACAGTAGGGTGTATACAGCTAGGCTAGAGGGCAACCACGAGCTTGTGACCCTTCAGTCTTGGAGGATCGAACGTAATCGGGGCCAGAATTATGGTCACGACGGAAGGGTTGAGTCTATAAACCCCGCAAGAATAGCGGGAATGGTAAAGAAGCTACGCCCTCTCACCCTGCATGAAAGTATTATGAACTCAGCAGCGCAAGCGTGCAGGGGGGTACATGAAGCAATGCCAAACATCCCATCGTTGATGGAGGTAGCGTCAATGGAGGTGAGGGGTTTCAACCGTCAAGACTGTGCAGCTACTATGGATGTGCTACGCACGCTACACGAACACCTTTGTGAACCAGCATCAAGCCCAACCTTGTCCGCAGGTATAACCGTAAACTTAGAAGCACTGGTATCAAGATTAACCGATCCGATAAAAAGTTATATTAAGAAAGTGGCTGAAAGCGAAGAAACCCATAAGCTCACGCAAGACAAACACGCTGTGTTCTTTGTGCAAGACCCCAAGACTAACATTACTTACGCTTTACCCGACAAAAGCGATGGGGAGAAACTGCATTACTTTAGAAACTCCAGAGGCGCAAACAATGTCTTGGTAGGCTACGAGTACAAAAATGCAAACGACCTGCCAGAAGACGCATTGAACAACGCCGCTACTCTGCAAACAATGGTCTCTGAACACACCAGAGCGGTAACAGGTGTGGGGTATGCGGCACCCGCCAAAGATAGTGTTGTTGGGTTACAGGCGTTTGTTCTGCTACTTAAAGAAGATACGGTGCGGCAGATAGAAGCCAACGCGGACTCGTCTTTTACGTGGAGCGCATAATGCTTGCTCAATACACCTACAGAGTAGAAGTAGATAAAGACGGACGCGGGGCACACGTTATGTCGCTGCCTGATATGGGCGATGTGTACCCGATTAACTTAAGTGATGGGTATTATGAACCATTGGATTCATTACCCACTTGGATGCAAGAACGTCTCGTTGTTCTCTCTACCATGCCTCACGAACCACCTACCGAACCGGTAAGAGACATAGGTAAACGTATTGATGAGAACGTGTTTTGGGTATTCGTAAACAAAGGGGGTGAATAACATGGCTTTAACACCAGAAAAGAAAGTTAAAAACGCTACAATAAAACAGTTGAAGTTACTCGGCGATTCTGTATATTATTTCTTTCCTGCAACAGGTGGCTACGGACGTAGTGGCGTGCCCGATATTGTAGGGTGCTTCAACGGCAAGTTCTGGGCAATAGAATGTAAGGCAGGTAAGAACACCACGACTGCTTTACAGGACAGAGAACTTAACGCCATACGTAACGCGCGTGGTGAAGCGTGGGTAATCAACGAAGAGAATGTTGATGCCGTAGCTATTATGTTTAGAAAATTCCTATAAGATTGGAGAATGATGATGTTAGATAAAACAATAGAGCAATTAAAGAAAGAACTGCACAGCGCAAGGGCTTCGGCTAGTTACCACAAGAACAAGAACAAGCCTGACAAACGCCAGAAGGGGGAGTCGCCAGAAGCAAAAGCGAATAGGCTCGCCGGTAACAAGGCGTGGAACGACAAAAAAAGGGCTATGGCGCATGTAATAGCTCTTCTCACGGCTAACGACGCAGACTATAAAGAAGCATACACCCAAGCGTTCCTTATGCCCGTGGACGACGCGCGTGAACTAACTAAGGGGCACGAAGCCGCAGTAGAAAAACAGGTTAAAGTACTGCAAGAAGCAAGAAAGGCTAGGGAAGAAAAAATTGCAGTGGGGGAGCTGATAGACAGTTGGATAGTCGAACCTAAGCCTAAACCTAAACCTAAACCTAAACCTGAGCCTAAACCTGAGCCTGTTCAAACCGTACCGGTATGTGTTCCCCTCGAAGACGCAAAGAAAGTTAGCATTCCAATCAAGCGTGAACTGCTAGGTCTCGCTCAAAACGTGGTGCTTGCGGCTACTGGATTTGAGGACTTGAGCAAAGAACAAGTTGTCGGGTACATATTAAACCGATACCTAAAGTACAACAAAGAAAGATAGTGTGTGGGGTAAGGGTTTACTTGGTTTCCCTTACTCAATGTCCCAGTGGGCGGTGGGCATATTCAGCAAAACACCTTCAGTTAACGATCTCGTCCACGGTATTGAGCCTTGAGTTCGTACCTCCTGCGAGATGCGTTGCCGAGTAAGCCACGAGAAGGTTAGTCGTGCGAAGCTAACAAGTTGAACTGAATAGGTGGGAATACTTGTTAGTGTAAGCACGCACCATAATTTAATTAGGAGAATGACGATGGATTCATTAGACGCAGACTTAGATAGATGGCAAGACGAGCAAGACGAAGACTACATAGACCCTGCTGATGCCGCACGCGAACGTGCTGAGTACTTAGCAGACCAAGAAGACTAAGATGACTAACGAAGACATAAGGGCGATGCTTGAGTTGTTTGCTCGCCAGTTAGAAATAGCAGCAGAACTTAAACAGGTTAGAGAGGAAACCAGATGAATGGCAAAGGAAGTAAACGCAGGCCCACGTTCGTACCGTTGCACGAGTTCGGGGACAACTGGGCAAAAATCTTTGAGAAACCAAAACAGAAGGAAGAAGAGAATGTTAACAGCAGAAGTGCCAAGAACGAAAATGAGCGACTCGAAGTTGCCGAACAAGCAGACAGCCCTACAGACACAAACGGGCGGGACACACTATAAGAACATGGCTATCCAACCTGCCGAGTACGCAGAGAAGAACGGTCTATCTTTGTTGGAAGGTAATGTGGTTAAGTACATAACTAGGTGGAAGTTGAAGGGGCAACCCTTGTCGGACTTAGAAAAGGCTAAGCACTGCATCGACCTACTAATCGAGATACACAACGTCAAATGAAAATAACAATAGAAGTAGATGGCGCTGATGCCGAAGAACTTGTAGCTATGATACAACGTGCAACCGAAGCGGTAGAGAAGCTAGAAGCAATACTTGAGGAGTTTGAAGCGGAGGAGCTTCACTAATGATTATGTTTGATAAGCTTGAAGATGCGTTAGAAGAAGCTAAGTGGTGCGCGGAAAACGAGCAGAAGGTATATATCATAAGGCGCAAAGGGGATCGGTTTAAAGTTATGCCTAAACACCGAATGCAAAAACATTACTTCCATATTGAAGTTGGTTACACGGGGCGTAAATAATGTTTATAAAAGACAGCTATGGTATACCACCACTTCGCCGCCTTTCGGCTAAAGAAAGAGCGGCTAACCAAGAAAGCATTAGAATGATTAAGCGTAGATGGAATACGTTCGATGACGAAACACGTATGCGTGCGACGAAAACAATACGCTGCTTAGAAACACAGGAAGCGTACAGATGATTACCCCTGCTCTGATGTGCGTTGCTATGGCAGTGTACTTTGAAGCAAGGGGGGAGCCGACAGCAGGACAGATTGCTGTAGCTCATGTAATACAAAACAGAATTGAAGACCCACGTTACCCAGACAATGCGTGTGACGTGGTTAAACAAGGGTACTACTGGAACGGTGTACCTATAAGAAACAAGTGCCAGTTTAGTTTTTATTGTGACGGTAAGTCAGACGACCCGAAGAACAAACAGGCATGGTTTAACTCGCTGTACATAGCGCACTTGAGTGGGTTCGTACCTGATACTACAGATGGCGCGACTCACTACCATAGCACAAAGGTGTTTCCACAGTGGGCATACAACGGCGAGATAACCACTAAGATTAACAAACATATTTTTTATACAGGAATAAATTGAATGGCGAAGAAACTAAAGCAAGTGATGATTGGGGTACCTGCGTATGACGGTAAAGTGGTTTGCGATTTTTCAGTGGGCCTAGCAGAAATTTTTAGGTTAGCAAAACAAAACGGGTACGAACTTTACTTACGTTACTGGATGTACGATTCTCTAATCCACATAGCGAGGAACATGCTATTTACAATGGCGCACGAACAAGATGTGGATGAGTTAGTGTTCATTGATGCGGATCAAGGGTTTAGCCCAGAAGCTTTTTTTGATGCGCTAAACCACCCAGTAGACGTAGTGGGCATACCGGTGCGTAACAAGGAAGAAGAGTCAAAATTCAACATACGCCCCCACGACGTTAAGGAACATAAGTATGACATGAAGTTAGACTTGCTAGAAGTAGAAGCTATTGGTACGGGTTTTTTACGCTTAAATCGTAAGGCTATAAATGCTTTACGTGACGCTAGCCCTGCCTATGGAGAGAACCAAAGGATGATATGCAATACCCAAATAATAAACGGCGGTTTGATTGGGGAAGACATACAGATATGTGACAAACTTAGAGCAGCAGGATTTAAAGTGTACGTAGATATCAACCACACTTGCGATCATTTTGGCACTAAAAGATGGTCTGGTAGCTATAAAGATTACTACGTTGCGGGGCTGAAAGAGTGACCACTACTAAGATAAATGTAATGACGCGAGAAGAAAAAGAAAAGTTGCGTGCAGAATTAGACCGACAGATCGAAGAGTACTTAGATAAAGGTGGGGAGGTAACTCAATGTCCTCCTCGCGCGTTTACACCAACCGAAGGGCCGAGACGTAAGTTCGACGGCGGGCGGAACGCTTCTCTAACTGACCCAACCAACCGAGATGTGGGTGCGATACGCCCTACAAAAAGGAGCAATAAACTAAATGTATGAGTACCCCTGCAAGATTGTCAGAGTCGTAGACGGAGATACAGTCGATGTTGATATTGATCTTGGTTTTAGTCATTGGATTCATAACGAGCGCATACGTCTGTACGGTGTTGATACTCCAGAGTGCCGCACACGAGATGCTGAAGAAAAAGCGGCCGGACTCTTGGCAAAGGCGTTTGTCGAAGACGCCCTGCACGTCGGAGGAACATACACACTCAGCACTAAAGAGAAGGGTAAGTTCGGACGGTACTTAGGAGTCATCATGCTTAGTGATAGGACTTCAATCAACGCGGCGCTAGTTACAGAACACTTAGCAGTTGCGTACTTCGGCCAGAGCAAACAAGACATTGAAGACGCACACGCAGCGAACTACGAACTACTAAAAGAAAAAGGATTGCTATAACGTGAATATAATAACGGTAGACTTCGAGACGTACTACGATAAGACGTTTTCTCTAAGTAAGCTAACAACAGAAGAATACATACGCAGCCCTGACTTTGAAGTGATAGGACTAGCAGTCAAAGTAAACAATGGCGATACAGAATGGTTAAGTGGGCCTCACGATGCGCTTAAGAAATACTTACAGGATAACTACGATTGGGAAGGTTCTGCTGTTCTTGCCCATAATACTTTGTTCGACGGCGCTATTCTTAGTTGGGTGTTTGATATTCACCCTAAGTTATATCTTGATACGTTATGTATGGCGCGTGCCCTCCACGGCACAGAAGTTGGTGGCTCGCTTAAGTATCTAGCGGATATGTACGAGATCGGCGAGAAAGGTGATGAGGTTATACACGCTCAAGGTAAACGTCGGGGGGATTTTACTGGCGAAGAGTTAAGTAGGTACGGCGACTACTGCATACAAGACACTGAACTTACTTACAAGTTGTTTGGTATTCTCGTTCGCCCCACCCCACGCCAAGAGCTTAAAGTAATCGACATGACCTTACGTATGTTCATTGACCCTGTACTAGAACTTGATACCAGTAAGTTAATTAAACACTTAGATACCTTACAAGAACAGAAAGAAAAGCTACTGGAAGAGTGTGGCATAGCCAAAGAAGAGCTGATGTCCAACCCCAAGTTTGCTTTAGCTTTAGAGTCGTTGGGGGTAATACCCCCTACTAAGATAAGTGCGCGCACAGACAAAGAATCTTTTGCTTTTGCTAAGAGTGACGAGGCGTTTAAGGCATTACAGGAACATGAGGACACACGAGTGCAAGCCCTAGTAGCTGCACGAATAGGTTTGAAGAGCACACTAGAAGAGACACGCACCGAGCGGTTCATTGGTATAGGGATACGCGGGGCGATGCCCGTACCGATTCGGTACTACGCTGCGCATACAGGCAGGTGGGGCGGTTCTGACAAGATAAACCTACAAAACTTACCATCACGCGGGCCAAATGCCAAGGTATTGAAATCATGTATTTGCGCCCCTGAAGGCCACACCTTGATCGAAGCTGACTCCGCGCAGATTGAGGCTCGCGTCTTAGCTTGGTTAGCAGGACAAGTTGACCTAGTTAAAGCGTTTGAGAACGGCGAAGACGTATACAAGAAGATGGCGGCTACTATCTACGGAGTGAAAGAAAGTGAAGTCACCAAAGAGCAACGGTTCATCGGCAAGACCACAATCTTAGGCGCGGGCTACGGTATGGGTGCGGTTAAGTTCCGCGATCAGCTAAAGGGTATGGGTGTCGAGGTAGACGAAGAGGAATGCCAACGTATCATACGTGTGTACAGAGGGGCTAACAAAGGTATAACTACTTTGTGGAGACAGGCGCAAGACGCGTTGATGGGTATGTACCAAGGGTATAGCAACCCACTTGGACGGCAGGGGGTGTTGACAGTAGAAGCGGTTAACCAAGCCATACGACTACCGTCTAAACTACTGATGCGGTATGACGATCTGCAAGCAACTCAAGGGGAGAGAGGCCCACAGTTTACATACAAGACCCGACGAGGCCGAATCAATATCTATGGTGGCAAGGTGATAGAGAACGTCTGTCAAGCGATAGCTAGATGTGTTATGGCAGAGCAGATGCTTCTAATCTCAAAGAAATATCGTGTGTTACTAACTGTACACGACTCTGTGGTATGCTGTGTAAGCGACACAAAAGTAGATGAAGCAGCAGCTTACGTCGCTCAGTGTATGCAATGGACTCCCGATTGGGCAGCAGGTCTGCCTTTGAACGGTGACGTTGAGTTAGGTAAGAACTACGGAGAATGTACAGAATGGGTAAACCCACATGGTCGTTTAGTAGCCTAAAGACTTTTAACGACTGCCCTAAAAAGTATTACCACACGAAAGTACTTAAAGATTACAAAGAAGACTTTAATACCGAAGCCATACTGTACGGCAACGAGTTTCATGAAGCTGCCGAGTTGTACGTTAAAGGTGCTGTCGAAGAGCTAGACCCAAGGTTTGACTATGCGCTAACTGCACTGGACAAACTTAAGAACATGAAGGGTGAGAAGCTCTGTGAGCTAAAGATGGGTTTAACTGAAAACCTTGAAGCGTGTGGGTTTTTCGATAAAGACGTATGGTTTCGAGGGGTAGCCGACCTCATTATCCTAGATAGGGAAACAGGTGTAGCTAAAGTAATCGACTACAAAACGGGTAAGTCCGCTAAGTATGCCGACAAGGGGCAGCTAGAACTGATGGCTTTAGCCGTTTTCAAGCACTACCCCGAGGTTAAAGTAGTTAAAGGCGGCTTACTGTTTGTGGTATGTAACGCGTTTATTAAAGAGACGTACACCATAGAACAAGAGTCTGACCTCTGGAAGAAATGGTTGAGTGAATACGGTATGTTGGAAAAGTCGTACGAAGTTGATACATGGAATGCAAGACCGACAGGGCTTTGCCGCGCTTGGTGCGTGGTATTAGAATGCCCACACAATGGGAGAAGATAGAGATGCCTGCAAAGAAGCGAAAGAAGCAAGTAAACGCCCCTGTTGGGAGTAAAGCGTTTGAAGCTCGAATGGAGCGGCAGCGTGCTAGACGTGCGATCGACGAAACAGGGGTCGATAGGAACAACAACGGTAAGGCTGATAAGCGCGAGGGTAAAGACGTTAGCCACAACGTGGCATTAAGTCGGGGCGGCAGTAATAAAGACGGTGTGACAATAGAAGACTCCAGTACCAACCGTGCGCGTAAGCCACGTAAACGTACGGTTGCCGCAAAAACAGGCGGCGCAATCACCAACAAAAAAGTTAAGGCACCTACAAGCACGCGTAGGAAATAGTACACAAACGTAACGTAACAGCACAAAAAGTAAGTAGGGGGAAGCACACAGTTGTTTCGCTCTATTTACTGACCTCCGGAGAAAGGGATGCAGATAGTAGATAACAGGGCTTTGCGCATTAAAGTACGTAACCCAAACAAAATACTAACGTCGATACCACGCAGTAAACAGTTAAGTGAGAACGAAGTGTTGGTTAAGTGGGGGGTAGACGAGGCCCGAGTGCTCAGAAACTTAAACGTGAAAAGCGTACCCTCGCCTATTCTTGGGCGGTATGAGTGGACTGGGATGCACAAACCTTTTGACCACCAGAAGACTACCTCTTCTTTCCTTACTATGAACCAACGTGCTTTTTGTTTTAACGAACAGGGCACAGGTAAGACAGCTAGTGCTATATGGGCGTCTGACTTTCTAATGAAACAAGGCATTATCCGTAGAGCACTTATTATATGCCCGCTATCTATCATGGATTCTGCGTGGCGAGCTGACCTATTTACATTCGCTATGCACCGTACAGTCGATATTGCCCACGGCCCACGAGAAAAACGAGAGAAGATAATTAGAGGCGGGGCAGACTACGTAGTCATTAACTACGACGGCGTGGAGATAGTACGCGATGCGATAGCCGAGGGAGGGTTTGATTTAATCATTGCTGACGAAGCTACCCATTACAAGAACACTCAGTCTAAACGTTGGAAGGTACTTAACTCACTAGTCGAACCAAACACTTGGCTGTGGATGATGACCGGTACTCCTGCGGCACAGTCCCCAGTAGACGCTTATGGTTTAGCTAAACTTGTTAGCCCTAAGAACGTACCTAGATTTGCGGGGGCGTTCAAAGAAATGGTGATGCAGAAAGTAAGTCAGTTTAAATGGACCCCTAAACCTACCGCCACTGATACGGTGTTCAACGCACTGCAACCCGCCATAAGATTTACAAAAGAACAATGTTTAGATCTACCAGAACTAACTTATAACAAACGTATGGTGGAGCTTAACGCCCAACAACGTAAATACTACGACATACTTAAGACTAAGATGCTTGCAGTAGCGGCGGGAGAGGCGATAAGTGCAGCTAACGCAGCGGTAAACATGAACAAACTACTACAAATATCTTGTGGCGCGGTATATACCGACACTGGAGAGACGGTAGAGTTTGACGTGAAGAACAGGTACAAAGTATTATCCGAAGTCATCGCGGAGTCTAGCCAGAAAGTTCTTGTCTTCGTGCCATTCAAACACGTCATAGGGATTCTTTCCGAGAAGCTAACCGCAGACGGTATAACTAATGAAATAATAAGCGGGAACGTATCGGTAAACAAACGCACTAAAATATTTAGCGCCTTCCAGACTACACCAGACCCGCGCGTACTAATAATACAACCTCAAGCAGCGGCACATGGCGTAACCCTAACCGCAGCCAACACCATTGTTTGGTGGGGGCCTGTGCCCTCGCTAGAAACGTACGCTCAAGCCAACGCTAGGGTACACAGGTCAGGACAGAAACATCCTTGCACGGTGGTACAACTCCAAGGCTCCGCAGTAGAGAAACGAGTTTACAGTTTACTAGACCAAAAAATAAACATCCACACAAAAATGATAGATTTATACCAAGACGTGCTTGAAAGTTAAACTTAGTTACAATATACTAGACCTTGTTATGCAACAACATAACTAATAAAAGGAGATAAGTATGGCGAATGATGATATGGAAAGACTAGTAAAAGTCTTCGTAAAGATTCGGGATAAGAAAGCAGAAGTTGCCCGAGAAGCCAAAGAAAAAGAAGCCGTTTTAGAAGAACAACTGTCAATGATTCGAGCCAAGTTACTTAACTATTGCAAAGAAAATGGCATAGAGAAAGTAGGCACAGAGTCAGGTACGTTCTTCCGAAGTGTTAAAACGCGTTACGGTACTAATGATTGGGGGTCTATGCACAAGTTTATTTTGGAGCACGGGCTACCTGAGCTATTAGACAAGCGCATAAACCAAGGGAACATGAAGCAGTTCCTAGAAGACAACCCAGAACTGTTACCGCCCGGCCTCAATGTAGACAGGGAGTACGCAGTTACGGTAAGGAGAAAGTAATGAGTGCTACAGACAAGTACGTACCTATAGATGTCATGGCAGAGTATTTAAGCTTAAAACCTAACACTCTTAGAACGTGGGTACGGATGGGGTTCATCCCTAAAAGTACTTATATAAAAGTGGGCAACACTTATCGGTTTAGTGTGCCAGAGGTAGTAGAGGCGCTTAAGAAAGATGACCCTGCGGAAGCGGAGACACGCCAAAGAAAAGAAGCCATAGACGCGTTACCGAAATATGTTGACGACGTTACCGAGACAGTTGATGACGAGATAAGTGCGCTATCACACGACATAACTAGTTTTGATGACAACGAAGACCTATAGGGGTGGATGGTGAGCGAACTTATGGACGACATGCCCGATACCTACAAAAACTTACTGGCGCAACTAGAACCAAAAACCCATCCTAGTGATGGTGCAGCGGAAAGTAAACGCAGGTTAAGTATACGCGACGGTGTATTCCGTAAAGTTGTGGACGGCAAAGAAGATGCAGCGTTTGAGGCTAGTAATTTAAAAGTTGTTATCGTAAAAGTCGCGCCGGTCTCTCGTATGTATTACGAAGGGCAGTACGTTGCGGGAAAAACTACCGCCCCTAAATGTTGGTCTGCGGATGCAAACACTCAACGTGCTTCTGACGATGTAAGTAGTACCGACCGTCAAGGCAGAACATGTAACGAGTGCCCACAGAACATCAGAGGTTCTGGCATGGGTGGAGGCAAAGCGTGCCGCATGCAACAACGTGTAGCACTAGTACTAGCGGATCAAGATGGTCAGGTTGTCTTTGACGAGCGGTACATGCTATCACTGCCTGCTACTAGTATTCTTGCCCGCAACAAAGAAAGAATGGGGCTGAAAGTTTATGCGGAACACTTGGCTGCGTTCCAAGCTCCAATAGCTACTGTGCTTACTGAATTAAGTTTCGAGGAGGGTAGCAGTATGCCGAGAGTATGCTTTAAGCCTGTTCGAGCATTAAACGAAGACGAAGTTACAGCAGCAAAAGCTATACAGAAAGACCCTAATACTAAAAATTTAATTGCTTTCAACCCAAAGCCTTATGTAGACGATGGCCCCAACATGGACAATGTGTTTGGTACCGTTAAAGGGGATGGGGTGTACGTAAAAAATTTGTAGTAACCGTAGTACCCGAACCATAACTTAGCCCTTACCGGCTAATGCTATTTTAAAAACCTTAAAGAGAGTGCAGATATGTCTAAACCAACTTACATGCTAAACAATGTAGAAGCCCTTTACCCAAAACTAGATCAGCCTTATCACTTTGATCGGCAGGGTGGAAAGAACAAGCAGGGGGCGAGTGTTCCGTGCTTGGCTACTGCTCAAGGGGCTACGTATCAAGTCAATTTTAAAATGACATCGGCTCAAGCTAAAGATCTTTTTACCGCTATGTCTGTAGCTTATGACGAAAGCAAAGAAGACTCATGGCCTGCGCTAACAATGCCATTTACAAAGACTGAAGATAAAATGTTTGTGGGTAAAGCTAAGTTACCTGCTTCGTTCGACGGTAGGCCAACGAACCCGCCCAAACATTATGATGCTAATAACACTCCGTTAGATAGCGAGTTCCAGCTTACTTCAGGCAGCACTGTAAATGTGTTTGTGGAATTAGTTTCTTATAACGGAAGTATGGGTAATGGTGTATCTTTACGCTTGCGTGCAATACAAGTTATAAAGTACAAAGAGTACTCTGCGGCTTCGCCCTTTGAAACTCAAGAAGGGTTTACCCAAAGCGGTTTTGCAGCTAGCACAGAAAATCTCGATGCTGTGTTCGACACTGACGCAAAGCCTGTAGAAGAAGCGGAAGCTGAACCAACCGTAAAAGTTAGTAAGAAGAAAACTGAAGCCCCGAAAGATGACGAAGATTTATCGGGTCTGCTAGACCAGTGGGACGACTAACTTACTAAAAGACTAAGAAATAGAAATGTGGCAGGGGCCTCCTTGGGGGCCTTTGACCCTCTAAAAAACGCTATGAGATGTAATGATGAACACCAAAGAATTTTTAAGTACGGTGTTGGGGGATCAGGGGTACTATTGCGCGTTAGGACTAAGACCGAAAGATAAGAGAAGAAAACAAAAGTTCTACGGTTCTATAGACGCGCTAGCTGATTCTTCGCTAAACCTTGATGCTGAAGGGTACGATTCTTACTTTGCCCTCGCCTCATTTTTAGACGACAAAAGTCGCACCGCTGACAATGTAGATTCGATAAAGAGCTTTTTCCTAGACCTCGATTGCGGGGCGGGTAAACCTTATGAGCAACAAACAGATGCGCTTAAGGGACTACAAAGTTTTTGTAGAACTACACAGATGCCTAGACCTACTGTTGTAGTTAACTCTGGGCGCGGCATCCACGTTTATTGGGCGTTAGACAAACCGTGCCCTAAAGATAAGTGGTTACCCATAGCCGAAAGACTAAAGTTAGTCTGTGCAGAACATAACTTAGATGCAGATTCCGCAGTAACTTCTGACGCAGCACGCGTGCTACGAGTACCAAACACGCACAACTACAAAGGGAATCCCCCCATACCGGTAAAAGTTATCGGTGAGTTAGGGGGTGTCTTAACCCTAGAAGAGTTTGAAGCGGTCTTACCACAAACAAACTTGATACCAGTGATCTCTAAGAGAGCCTACAGTGCTGAAGACTTAGAGGATTCTAAAAGTCTAGCAGGAACCACATACACTAAAAGCTTTACTGACATAGTTAAGAAAACTTTAACTGGTAAAGGGTGCGGACAAATACACAAGGCTATAACGCAGCCTAACGATCTCACCTACGGTGAGTGGCTAAGTGTGCTATCTATCGCAAAGCATTGCGAAGAAGACCGAGCGATCCACATGATTTCGCAGGGGCATGATGAGTATGATGAGCAAGAGACCGAAAAGATTGCTGCGTCTATCAACAGCCCTCACTTATGCGCTACGTTTGCTGAACATAACCCCGACGCATGTAAAGATTGCGCGCATAAGGGGAAAATTAAAACGCCTATAACGTTGGGTATGGGGCCAAAAGAAGCGTCAGCCGCTGACAATGTTATAGATATACCTATAGACGAACCGGAAGAAGCAGAAGAACAAGCTCCGCTACATGTGGTTGCTCCAGACTCGGAGCTTTTTGATGCTACCAAAGGCTTTCCCGGTGCACCTGTTGAACCAAAACTTGTAGCTGCGCCGCGCACTAAGAAGTACACCATACCCCAGTACCCCGACAAATATTCAAGGCAAGAGGGTGGCGGGATAATTAAATTGATTCAAGACTCTGAAGGTAACGTAGATAAAAAGTTAGTGTACAAACGTGACTTATACTTAACCAAAAGAATCGACGACCCCATCGAGGGGCCGAAGTATGAGTTTAAACACCACACCGCTAGAGAAGGCATACGCACGTTTTTAATTGCCGGAGTGAAGTTAAGTTCTAGGGAAGAATTTCGTAAAGCTATGGGTATGAACGATATCCACCTACTAAAACCGGAGCCTCTTATGGAATACGTTGCCGCTTGGATTGAGAAGCTATATA